CAGAACTGAATACCGTCATAAACCTTCGTGCAAGGGCTTTTGCTTCTGCTAAAGTAGTCGCAACCAAGCCTTCTGATGAAAGATATTTACAGCTCTTCCAGAACCCAAATTGGTATCAGACGTTTGCCGAATTCATGCGCACTGCGCACATTCAGCGGCTTATCTACGGCAATGAATTTATCTACTTACTGCGTCCTTTCGGCGTAACAAGCGGCAGCAGCGTTTATGCACTGTATGTCTTGCCTTCACAATCTGTAAGAGTTAAGCAAGATAGCCGTGAATATTACCTAATTAACCAGCCGACGGTAACATATTCAATCGGCACAAAGCAGCTCGAACGAGAGAACGTCCTGCATTTTGTCGAGAACCGCACACCTGAACAATTGACAGGCGAAAGCCCTGTCCTTCAGCTTAGATGCGTACTCGATAACATTGCGAGGGCTTACGAGAGCCGTGGCGTTATCATTAAATCCAGAGGCGCACTCGGTATACTTTACAACAACGCCAAGGACGCTGCTGGTATGCTTGACTTCACCGAAGAAGAGCAGAAGCGCATTCAAGAGCAGTATCGCAATAACTATGGGCTTCTAAGCAATCAAAATCAGCTCATTATGAGCAATAAGCCGCTGGGCTACATTCAGATGAACGTCAGCCCTGACAGGCTTGGGCTTTTCGAAGAGGCAAAAGATGGTCTTGCAAAAATCTTAGACCGCTACGGCGTACCTGCTGACCTGCTTGTGCGAGAAAAAGGCGCAACTTATGAGAACCAGCGCCAAGCAGAAAAAGGCTTCTTCATTCGTACCATAATTCCAGAAGCCAACGAGTGGATAGCAGGCTTCAATTCAGTGTTCGGCACGTCGCTGAAACTTGACTACTCGCATCTGCATGTATTCAATGATGAACTAAAAATCCAAAGTGAGATGTTAAAGTCAAGAATTGAGATGCTTTCACTGCTGCTTCGGGATGGCATTATCACAGCTGAAGAATATAGGGCAGAGGTCAATAAATTTTTAACGATATGAGAAAGAAAGAAACCATCGTCGTTGTTCGCAAGGACGAACAACCGAAAGCTGAGAAGCAAGAGAGCAAGAAAAAACTTCCCGAAGAGGAGGTTGAGCGGCTTCGTGGTGAAGCTGCCAAGCGTGTGAACAATTATGTGTCAAAATTTGCTAATGTGTATGCGTTTAGATGAGATACTTCCGAAAGGCTGCACCGAAAAGATAGCTTGGCTTGTCGAGAACAAGCAGTACGTGCTTAATGTGAAGAAGTCCGCAAAAAAGATTTGCGATACTTTTACTCTATCAAAGCCACCTGAAATATTTAAGCCATCAGGTGAAGCAATTAAAGCACTATCATCTGCGGATAGAATGTATCTCGGCCAGTCGGATGAGATACCGGACAAAATACGTGTTCGAGCAGTGGTTAATACAACTAACTACATGGATTCGCACGGCGACGTTCACATTAACGGCATATGGAACAAGTCACTTAAAGAGAACAAGTACAATGTTCTGCTGAAAGACCATAAGAACGATTGGGAAAATGTCATCACAGACGAGGTGCACGTGTTTACAAAATACATGACTTGGCGAGAGCTTGGATGGGATGCGCCAGGTGAAACACAAGCGCTGATTTACGATGCTATGATACCTCGTGACGATAGTACTGGAATGTTTAAGCGCTATCTTGCCGGTAAGGTCAAGCATCATAGCGTAGCGATGCGCTATATTAAGATATTTCTCGCAGTTAACGACCCTAACTATCCTGAAGAGTATGCTAACTGGCAGAAGTATTCAGTTAATGTCTTAAACATCAGCGAAGCAGAAGAGCAAGGCTTCTTCTTCGCAGTGACTGAAGCGAAACATATCGAGGGTAGTGCGGTTGTGATTCCTTCCAACCCAATTACCCCTACGCTATATGTCGGAAAAGCCACTCACAATGAAGTCGAGCCGGTCGTTGCACCACTCGCAAGCGTTGATGAGCAGGTGAAGTATATCATCAAAAATTTTAACCCTTTCTAAACCACTTGAAAAATGGAACTTGAAAACATTGTGAAAGAGCTTAACGGCAAGACAAAAGAAGCCGTGAAGCAGGCCGTTGACGAACTCAAAGCCGGCCTAATTACCAAAAGTGAGTTCACTGACATGGTGAAGGATTTCGTGTCGAAGGTACAGCTTGAAGAGATTCAGAAATCTCTTGAAGCACAAGGCATGAAAATCAACGAGCTCATCGCAACCAAAAACGACGAGCCGGAAACCATTACCAAGGTGCTAAGCAAGCATGCTGACCGCCTCAAGAACTTGCAGAGCGGTGAGAAGATACGCTTCAATCTGAAGGTAAACAAAGCCATCAGCGCTGCATCCTTCAACAACAGCACGCTTGCAATGCGGCTTGCTGAAATCGGTGACTATCCGACACTACAGCCGCAACTGATGGGCCTGTTCCAGCAAGGGACGGTATCGCCAAACAGCAACGGCGTTATCCGCTACTTCGACCGTGATGCTTGGACGGTAACTGCTGCACCGACTGCGCAACTTGCTGACAAGCCTGAAGCCAATTACAGCTGGACAGAACAATTGGTGAAGCTGGAAACCATCGCAGTATGGACGGAGATTGCAAGACAATCGCTGGAAGATTTGGATTTCCTGGCAAGTGAAGTAGAGTCTTTGCTTCGTCTTGACCTGTCGCTTGCAGTCGACCAGCAGCTTTACAGCGGTAGCGGTACCAGCCCGCAGCTGAAAGGTGTTTATACCACTGCACCGGCATTTACGCCTACGCAAATCACTACACAGGCAAACATCTACGACCTGATTGCTGCTGTTGCGGTAAGTATTACCGACAACGAAGACAGGATTTACAATCCTAACGTAGCGCTTGTTAACCCTGTTGACCTGCTGCGTGTACGCACTCGCAAGGCAAGTGATGGACACTATGTTATGCCTGCTTTTGCTACGCCTGATGGCCGTGTGATTGATGGCATACAAGTGATACCTACTGGACGTGTTGCAGCTAATACGCTGCTTGTTGGTGACTTCCGCTTCGGTACCGTTTACCAGATGGGCGACATTACTGTTGAACTTGGATTGCAAGGCAACCAGTTCATTCGTAATGCTGTAACCATGCTTGCCGAGATCAGGCTTGCGCTGTTGATTAAGAACATCAACGCAACGGCATTCAGAAAGGTAACTGACATCAATGCTGCACTTGCTGGTCTGAACATTTCTTAATAGCTATGATAGTTAGCGCCAACGATTTTATTTTTCCGTACGTCATCCCGAACAAGGATAGACTTTTAACTCAACTCAATAACTTTATTGCAGTTGAAGAGGAAAAATATTTAATCAAGGTGCTATCTTACAATGGCTACAAGGCTTTTGTTTTGAACCAGACCGCACCGAAGTGGGTCGATTTCAAAGACGGTAAAGATTACCAGGTTGATGGGGTATGGCATAAGTATGAAGGCGCAAAATCTTTCGTACTGCCATACCTCTATCAGCTATGGATACGTACTAACATCCTGTCTAACTTTGTTGGCACAGGCCACGCCCGGACAGAAACCGAGAACGCTGAAATAGTTAGCTCGTCTTATACCTGCGTACAGTATTACAACGAAGCAACGGATAAGGTGAAGAGCTTTTACAAGTTTATCGAAGCTGTCGGTAACTATGACGAGGTTAAACAGTCGGAATTTGGGTACGTTAACAACCTGTCAATATGATTGCGTTGGTTGATATGATGCGTGAAGTTGTGCAAGCGATTGACTACCCGAAGCCGATTGGATACCTGCACGGGCATCGGCTTGAAATTGCCAATATGCTAATAGAACAGGACAAGCATAAGGCTGATAAGTATCCGCTGATTGCATTGCGGCAGGATTTCGAGGAGACTATTGTCGGGAAGATGCATCAGTATTCGCTCAACCTGGCAATACTCGAATACACTGACCGCAATTACACTGCTGAACAGCGGTACGTTAATGTATTCAAGCCGATTCTTTACCCGATTTACTCTTCGTTCTTTATTGCGCTACGCAAGAAAGGCTTCTATTGGAGCGGCTGGTTAAGCATGCCACCGCATACCAAGATAGATAGACCTTTCTGGGGCGTTTCGCAAACCAATAAGAACGTGGAGCAAATATTTACCGACCCACTGGATGCGATTGAGATTATTAACTTGAAGATTAACATTTTAAATTGCTAACAACTATGAGCTGCGACATTCGCAAGATTCCACTCAAGCCCGGCAAGTGCATCGACCTGCCAGGGCTTATCACGTCCATGATAGTAACATCGGACGATTTTAAAGCGACGCCTGCACAGATAGGCAATGAAACCTTCTGGCAGAACTCGGCTTTGCAACAGAACGGCGAGTTCCATATATGGCCATACTTCGATATGTTTGAGAACATAAGCGAAGAGGCTGTATATGAAGACACGCCGCTGTCTTACCTGAACGTGCGAGATGGCAACTACCGTTTCAAGTTCCACATCGCTCAGGGCTTGTGCCTGCATAAGGCAATGTTTACACATAGAGCCAAGAGCGGGCGGGCGTTTCTCTTCGACAACGAAGGCAACTTGATGGGAACCAAAGATAGTGCCGGTAATTTCTACGGTTACA